GAATGGTCGCATTTGAGGAAGTTCTACCAATCCAGTATCAACCTCTCTCATTCCTTCTTTATCAACCTCCACATCTTTCTTACCTCTACCACCTCTGGACTGTTCTACTTTCTTGAATGGATTCTCCTCGCACCAATCGAAATACTCACATGCAGCCTCCCACATTTGTTGAGCGTTTTTGAATATTTTATCCCTTCCGTGTTCGCTGCGGAGCTTCCAAAACTGATTTCCTTTAGGTGCGCTCATATCTGTCTTTTTCTGGTTGATTCAAAGTTAACTATTCCGATTTATCTCTGTGGTTGCATAGGGTTACTGTCATTTAAGTGCTTTTTCTAGTTGTTCAAAAGCTGATTCCATTTCTTCTGACCATTTAGTCCAATTGGGAAATGAATCTCTTAAATTGTGAATTTTAACAAATTTCTCAGCAGCCTCCCGAAGTTGGTTGTGTTTCTGAAATGAGTTAATTTCATTTTCGCTTTCGTTAAGCAACTCTTGAAAATCATTTATAGTCAGGTCGTAAATACCATCATTTTCATCCTCACGCATTATTTCGGATAGTAGTTTCCTTTGGATTTCCTTTGACGGCTTAACGCAGTAACCACAAGTTTGACTAAGGTCTTTCATCTTGAAGAGTTCATCGTAGCATTGCATGAATCCTTGTCGAAGAAACTTAACTCGTTCCCGTTCCCAATGCGTATCGTGATTCGGGTCAGGAAACAACTCCATAGCCACCTGTTCAGCTTGTTCTCTTGTTTTCATTCGTAAGTGTCTTTGTAGTATTGTTCTCCTTCGTTTCCGCTAACCTCAAATACTGAATCCTTATCCATCATGTTCAGTAGATTGTTTGCAAGCAAAACATCACGTTTTGTAGTTTCCATGACAGCCTCCTCAATCTGCTCCCGTTCCGTTTGGAGTAGTTCGGTTGCTCTGTCCTTTACCCGTTTCAGAACTGTCTTTTCAATTCTAGTGCAATCAGGATTATTCATTACGGATTCGATTTCATTAATAAACTGTTGCATAGCCGTCTTTTTCATATCACATTCGGTTTAAATTCAATTTCACGAGGTAAATCTTCGATGCGGTTGATTTGGGTTTGACCAATGTGATTTTTGTTTGATAGCCATAGTTATCAATCTTTCTTATGTAGTGTAGCCTCCGTTCTGTCTTCGTTGAGTTCCCATTTGTGGCCGTTTATTGCTTGCAAATACATGTATCCATCACCCCACACGAAACCATATCCACTAGCTTCAAATATGTTAACCCTATCACCCTCCAACTCTCGCGCTTCTTCTTCACTCATGCGGAGTTTATTGATGAAGTCTAAAACGGGGATTTCTGACTGACCATCCTCATGATTATACATTCCAACCTCGTCATCTGCCATTGACAAAAATGGAAATTTTCCAATCTCATGCCAACTAAAGTATTTATCAACTTTCAGACATCCAATTTCAGCAGCCATCTTGACCGCTTCAAATTCCAACTCGTTAGCTGGTCGGCAACAGAATTTACTAAGGTGTTTCAGTTTGTATTCCATGTTGTTAGTTATTGATTACAAATTAGGTAAAATGCCACGATTCCAATCACTGAAATTATGTTCATGGCTATGGTAGCACGTAAGGCATAACATTTCAATCGTTTACCGTTCAACTGTGCTGCTGTTGAGTTTCTTGTGGTCATGCTGCTATTTGTTTTTCTGATTCACACAACTTGTCGTAGTTTTCAACCAGCCTTGCCAAATAAGGGTCTTTTATTTTTAACAGATTGTTAATCACCTTATAGCCATAGATTGCAGTTGAATGATGTCTGTCTAAAATCTGGCCGATATATTCAAACGTGCAATGATTTGTGAACTCTTCCCTTATAAAATAAAAGCAAAGCATTCTAGCGGTTACAATCTCTCTTTTCCTGTTGAATGATTTCATTTGGTCAATAGTAACTCCAGATGCTATTGAAACACGTTCAAGTGTTTCTTCAATTCCAGCCTTTACTTCATCGTTAATGTCGAATATCGGTCTTTCGTATTTATGACCTCTAAGCCATTCAATGAATGGTTTAGCCTCTTCTTCTGTACATCCTCCAATATTCACGTAATCTTCAAGCATGTCGGCTATTCGTTCTCTTTTTGGCTTCATCTATTTTCGTCTTTGATTATTAAATACGCCACCTGTCCTAATGTGGCCGCTGTTAGAATTATTGCTAGGTAGGTCATTTCGTTAATTGAGTGAGGTATTTTACAACGGCTCTATGTTTCAAACCTTCAAAGTTGTCTTTGAATCTGTTCGTCTTTACAACTTCAATCTTTTTAACCTGACCTTTTTCGAGTAGGTACTCATAGGCCATGTTCACAGGAGCGTTTATCAATTCACCTTCCTCTTTAAAGCACTTCAAACATAGGTCGTATGCCTCTGCTGGCGTGATTCTTTTTACAGGTCCTTCAGGTAATTGCTTGTAGTTGTAACCTTGTGGCCTTGCGCTTTTCGATTCTTTCGATTCCTTGTAAGCAGTCAAAATCTTTCCTACCGATGCTCTTGATAAATACTTACCAAAAGTGGATGTTTCAACGCGCTTTCCATCTAAGAATAATTGATGCGTTGCAGCCATTTCAAATGCTTTAAGAACATCCCTACCATTCATTCTGTAATGGTCATTGATAAATCGTTCAATGTCCTGTATAAGCATTCTACCATGCTCAGACTTAGGGAAGTCTTCGCAACCGATTATCTTCGGAAGGCTCAATATTGTCGTTTCCATCGAGTACATTTCTTTGATGTTTTAAAATTGCTATGTCGATTTCTTCTTCTTGTTCTTTGGTAAGTTTTCCATGGTTTTTCCCAAGTAGTCGAGTTGGGTCTGCTATATGTTCTGAAATCCACTGATTCAGTTTTGACCTCCATTTCACTATAGGGTCTCCATTTACTCGCCATCCCTTTGATTCATAATGGTCAAAGAATTTGTAGGCAAGCTTTTCAACTGGAAAATCATTTTCCGCTATCCCTCTCTGAGTTATTAATTCAATTACAGCTTTTGTAACCCCTTCGCGTGTGCGATTTTCACTATCCTCTCCTTTAGTTTCGTTTACTATACTATACTTTACTTTACTTTGTGGGTTTTCACCGCCTTTAGGGTGGAACTTTGGTGGTTTATGCTGCCGTAAACTCTTATAAATGGTCGATAACTCCAATCTGGACATGCATTGGTTGCCCCTTTTTCTGTAAGCATCCTGAATACTTTCCACAAACCGATCAGACCATAATACTTTGTGGTCATTCCAAAACTCCTCATCCAGTTCTCCTATTTTAACAATGGAATCAATAATTTCAACCAGTCTTTCTTCGCTTACATTGCACTTTGCGGCAAGGAACATGAGATTAGCCTCGTCACTGCAATCAAAATAATGCTTGTCAGTCTTGGCCAGTATTTCCAATATCTTGAACCATGCTGCATAACCATCATTCCCAAATTTTGCCTCAATGACAAACATCTTCTTACCGTCTGAAATGTAATGAGGGAAATAATCTACGTTATGTCGTGGAGGTCTTGCCATTACTTGAACTGTTTACTGTATTCGTTCCTCATTTTTTCCCATACATCGTCATTATTTATACAGTAATCTATAACTTGAAAAGCATCATTCAAAGAATCCCAACCCCTGTCTTTAGCCCCTTCGAACAAAGCCATTATTGATATTATGCCATACGCTGTCATTCCGCTATCCCTTAGTGATTGAAATAACCTCTTTCTCAGATTTTTTAAATCCTTCTCCTCTTGTTCATGGCAACTTTCGCAAAGTGTTATCAACATCTTATTGTCAGTTTCCCACGGGTCACCTTGGTATGATATATGGTGAACATGAAGGGTACTTTCGTTATCACCGCAATGTCGGCAAGAAAAATTATCACGGTTCAGAATCTCCAAACGTTTCTTTTGCCAACGAGGGTCTTTAAGTTTTTGACTGTATGTCATTTCTCAGGCTTTTAAGATACCGAACGGGAGGTGCTGGTACACCCATCAAATACCTGAGAAGATTTGATGTTTTTCCCGTATCGGTTAAATAAGACTTTTGCATATCTCAGGTTTTTAGCGAACGCTCAATTGCCAGTAAGCGACACCGCAATATAGTGATTATTTCTCAGATTCCTTTTCGTATGCTGCTAAATCGAACAAAGTAGGTACGTTTATTTTGTATTCAATACTTTTAAGATAGAACAAACCATCATCGTAATATTCAGGATTCAATTCAGTAGAGATACATTTACGCTCCATTTCTAAAGCTTTGTAAGCCGTTGAGAATAAACCTCCGAACGGGTCATCTATCAGGTCACCTTTCATTGTAAACCTGTTAATTAATCGCTCAATTAAATCCAGCTGTAACGGGCAAATGTGCTTTTCCTTTTTTCGGTTGACTTGATTAGCGTTTAGAGTATCCATACGGTTAATGTCAGACCATACGCACTCACTATTCGATGTCGTAGGTAAGGTCATAAATAACGCGCTCAATCTATCATGTTTGTCCAAATCTTCACACGCTTGAAGATGTTCTTTGAAGTTGTAAATCTCTGTTTTTTCGTGACGTTTCCATGCGTTATAAACATGTTTCATTTCCAGCGTTGTAAGTTCGTTCAAACTCAAAAACCTATCTCCGTTCGACTTCCAATAAGCATGTGCGTCAAGCTGCCAATTAGCACGTGTGTATTCCTGTTTTGTCTTAACGCAAGGTTCATCAGCATAAGCGTTTTTCGTATCGCTGGGTGCTTTCCTGAAAAGTAGAATATACTCTGGCAAACCTACACCCATCTTTGTAGAATCTTTGCATTGTTCTGACCATCCTAAACGATACGTTTGATTGTTTTCACGTACAACATCTGTTGTTACGGTAATCTTGCCCATCAGGTAAAAACCATGTTTAACGAAGTGTGCAACCGTCTTACCGCTAAAATCATCTATCGTGGTGAAACAAGTACCATTCTGATGTGAATATCGTATCCTGTCTTTCACATGAATAGCGGCCACCTTTCCGTGTTTCAATGTTCTTAGCAGATTTGGCGTCAGGTAGTCCATCTGTTTAAAGAACTCATCATTACCGTGATTATGCCCCATGTCATTGTAGTTATCACTATACTCGTAATGGTCCCCGAATGGAATAGATGTTAGAATCATGTCGGTTGAATTATCTTCCATCTCTTCATGGATTTTAACTGTGTCCTCATTGAATACGGTTGCACCTCCAATCTGTGAGCTTCTCCTGTTGTCAAATATTTGTCGTTTCATGTCGCTTCTTACTTTGTCTTTGTTAAGTCCATATTCACGGACAAGGTTTATCATTTCTGTTTGCAGTTCGATGTGTTGCTTCCATTTCCTTTTCAAGGCTTTCAATACCTCACGTTCATTTTGAGTATGTATAGCGTGAACGTTCACCTCATGCTTCTGCTTGAATCGGTAACATCTATGTATGGCCTGAATGAAATCATTGAACTTGTAATCAATGCCAACAAATACCATATTATGGCAAGCATGTTGGAAGTTGCATCCTGACCCAGCTATCTTCGGCTTAGTGCTTAATACCTGATATTCATTATGCTTGAAATCAATCAACAAACGTTCCTTTTCATCATTCTTCTGTGACCCGTAAACAGACCGCATGTCGAATGTTCTGAATGCTTTGTTCAATGCTTGACGTTCAGCCTCTAAATGATGCCAAAGAATCCAATTCTCTTTCTTCTTATCGTTTACTATCTCAAACGCTTTCTGAATCCTTAAATCAATGCTTTGAGACTTTTCACGCGATACATCAATCAGGCTTTTAGTATTGTCTTTGAACATGACAATATCTCCATGCTTGTTGGTTATTACCTGATCTGTAAGATTCTCGACCTCATGTTCAATAAATTCCAGTTTCGGAAGTATGTATCCGTCATCGTCATAACCTAAATCAGACGGTTTGTTAATGAAAACAGCCCACGTGGAAACCCACTTCCAAAACTCCTCTTTTTTGTTAGGGTATAATGTGAGGTTTCCAGCTTTAGTTGAATCTCTTTGAAAGAATCGAGTTAACGCATGACCACGGTCGATAACACCTAAGTAATCAGCGTAATTTAGAATCTCAATAAAGTCATTCGGAGTAGGTGTAGCTGTTGCAACAAACCTGTAATTGACCTTGCTGAAATGCTTCAAAACAAAATCAGTAGTTTCTGTTTTCAGATTACGCAATATTGACGCTTCATCAAATGAAACACCTCCGAACTTTTCGGCCAATACATCGCCCTTTCTTATCCGTTCGTAATTGGTGCAATAGATGATATCCTTGTCATAATCAGTAACGACATCAGAATCTGTAATGTATTTGATTATTTTGTCAGGATATAGAAGTTCAAGGTCATCTTTGAACTCACCTACAACGCCTAACGGCATTACAACTAAAAAAGGCTTTTCGGTTATTTCTGAAACCTTTACGGCAATCTCCAGCTGCATGATGGTTTTTCCTAATCCGAAGCTGGCGAATATTGCCCTTCGACCACCTGAAATTGACCATTTGACTATGTCCCGTTGGTGAGGTAATAACAGGTCATTAAGGTCGCTTTTAAGGTCGTCCGTTCCGTAATCTTTGGCAATGACAACCTTACTCTCTAAAAACTCTTGATATTCCATAAAATAAAACGGCTCAGGCTTTCGGAGGTGCAGCTCCTACTAACCCAAGCCTTTATGTTTTGTGATTTGCTCTGCACAGCTTTGCGAATGTAATACTTATTTCAATAACTCACGATACAAGTACATTAATTCAGGGTCGAAACATTTTTGACTTACGAAGTTCGGTTAGTGACTGAACCTTTCCGGACCAGTAAAGCATGAAATCAGCTTTAACTAATTCAATGTCAATGGTTTTGGTCATGGGTCAAATTTGTCGTTTGTGTTAGTGAATAGTTAGCCACAATTAATAATCTAACGCATGGTCAGTTAATCGAGTGGCGTGTTTCAAAAGTTCGCTTTTTGCTCGTTCAACTTCTGCAATTGATTCATCACAGCACATTCCGCAACAAGAAGCGAAAGCACTTACATAATCTTGCCAGTACCTCCAAGGTGCTGAATATAATTTGCCCTCAATATTTATGTGCATAGGTATATTGTCTTCGAGCAAAAAGCGAAGGTATCCAGCCATTTCATCAGGCATTCCCTTTTTCCGCATGTGATTGACCAAATCATATACAAGTGAGTGGTCGTAAGTTTCTATTTTCATAATCCGATTATTAAAAGTGTCTAACAATAGATATAAAATATAGTGGGTAAGTGGTATTCTGATAAGCACCTAACATTCAGTCGTACGCCTGCCACAATTTTAAAGCTCAGTGCATTGCTCCCACTACATTTCATATCAGTTTCCTTGTGTGCCATTAAAACTTCGGGTCGGCATTCATTAAACATCCTTCCTATACTCCATTACCCTAACATCTTCACCAAACCGATTCTTAACGGTTTTCCAAGACTTCTTTACAGGGTAACCTGATTGTATCAGTTCGGAGATTCTACTTGCCAGCTTCATCGTACCTATCAGCTTAAAAGCCTCCAAGGGATTGATTGACATACCTTCATCGAGCAATGCCTTTAAACGTTCGCGCTGTGATGCTGTATGGCTTATATTGAGTGTTTGCTGTTTCATGTCGTTATTGGTTCTACTTGGTTAGCAATCATTTCCGAAAGTTGGTTCATGTACTCGCGGCAATCCTTGACACGCTGTTCTAATTGCTCCATAGATTCTCTATCTCTTTCTACAACGAACCTTTTTACTCTGAATTCTTTTGGAATGTCTGAGAATGTCATGTTGTTTCTGATCTCTTCTTCAGCTTCAGGTGTGCATTCGATGAAGTTGTTTTTCCATGTCCAGCGTCTGATTTCATCTATAATAAGATGTTCAGGCGTATCAACAAGGCAATAACACAGCTCCGAACTATCGAATCCCCATAGTTCCATATAACCTTGCAACTGCCAGTAATAGTCCTTATTCGGAATGCCCGTTTCATATATCGGAAACGTTTCCATTGACCAAGAAGATTTGATGTCACGTATGATCTTCTGAGTGTTGTCAGGTGTACCGCAAATGAAATCGTTTGACCTTCGTTCTTTGTTCTTAACTAAAAGCATACCCGTAACGTCTGTCAATAGAGTTATTGAAGCCTCTTCAACCTCCACGCCTTTGTCCATGTGTTTAGATGATATTTCCTTACTCTTTCCGAATACCTCCTCCTTATGCAATTGCTGGAGATAGGTCATGGTTGTCTTTGAAAGTGTTTCGCTTTTGCTTCTTGGGTTTACCATCAACTTACCCAATGCCGAACACCTGAATTTATAATCTGTAAATTCTGTTCTCATTTTGATTTCAGTTCGTGTTGTTTCTTCAAGATAGCATCTTTAGCCTCTTCGGTCAATTCTTCATCTGCCAATGATTCCTCCAAGTGTTCAAGATCTTCAATCGTTTTAACCTTTTCCAAGAACTTCAATACACGTTCTGTTTCGTGTTTCTCATTCAATACCTCAACGTCAACCGTTCCGTCAACATATTGATAATTGTCATTATCGTGAACAACCGCTTGGTCTGCCAATTGCGCTGTCTGCATTTCAATTGACATGATGCCCCACTTTGAAAGCGTATTTTTCAGAACGGTCTTTTTTGCCATTGCATCGAATTGACTTTCATCACTCCACGGTGAATACTTAGACCCGTAAGCCTGTGAGTACTTCTTAGCGTGTTTGATGACCTTTTCCTTTGACCAGTATGTCATTTTCTCAAAACCGTTCACAAGTCGGAAATAGGCCGCGTAACCCACTACGTTGCCGTTTCCTTCAATACTGAAATCAGCATCAAGCTCTTCGGTCAATGCGTTGAATCCTTTGTATTGATTCTCGTAAACTTCAATACAGTTGATTCGTGAGTATTGTCCAGTGCGCAATGCCAATTGTACCAATCCCTTCCATCCTATCTGAAACTGCGCTTGATTCTTGTAAGGAACTATCCACGCAAAACCTAAGTTCTGATTGATAGGAAGGTCAAGACTTGCGGCTGTTGCTGCTGCGTTCAATACCGTAGATGGTTCAGCTTTCGCAAGTAGTTTAGAGTTGTTCACCGTTTGAAGTACGGAGGATATGAACCCTTGAGATTTTGCTCCTAGTAGCTTTTCAAATTTGGCCTGTACCGTTGGAGCGTTCATTAGTTGGGCTACGCTTTTCTGTTCTGTTGACATAGAAGTTAGTTAGAGTTAGTGTTTAAATATGATTGATTGATTTCTTGAATCGAAACCACTCATTGACAACTTCGTTATCACCGTATCCAGCTAGAATAGCATAACGGTAAGCCGAATCAATCTGCTCGTTTGTTCTGCAACTTCTTAGAACTTTGATTACGTAATAAAAGCTCACGGAGTTCCTTTTGCTCTTTTCTGTTCGCTTCAATCTGTTTGTCAATCCTGTGAAGATTGATCTGAATCTTTGAATAAATGGTGTTGATTTCATGGCTCATTACTTAAGTGATTTTTGCTTTTCCTTGATTATTGACCTAGCTTCTTTCAGGATGATAGAATGGTTCTCATTCCATCGTTTTTTCCTTCCGTTAAGTACGTCATAGACGAATTGATAGTTAGCCCAATCATGTTTTTTCAGCTTATTAACAATCTTCTTGTATGAACCTGATGGAAGCGCAGCGTTAACTGCCGCGTATTCGTTTCTACGTTCTTCGGTGTATTTCATAGATTATCAATTATTTGGTCGTAAGGAATTAACTTGTAAATCTCATCTTCGGTAAGCGAAGGAATATCAGGACAACTAACGCTGACTATTCTAATTTCGTAGTCAGGAGGATTCATGTAACTCCCGCTATGCTTTTCAACGTGTTCCGCTTTAACGTCTAGTGTTATCTCTGTTTCAAATGTTATTGTCATAGTTGCTCGTTTTGGTTAACCAAATGTATAACCTGCATTCGTAACTAACAAATATTTTGCTAATTATTTTGTTAATATTTCATGTTTCAAGTTCAAAACCATTTGATTAACTTCGTGCATGGGCGAACCTTTGAACGAACTTCTGAATAGTGGTTCGATAGGTATTGACAAGGATAGGTATCTAGTAGATCAGACTACGCTCATATCTGCCATGAAGCGAACTGATAGGATATTCCTACTCAGGATATTGTCAAAGGTTGAAAAGGTTTCTTTTGCTCAATTGCTCGATGAATCACTAGAATATGATTCGCAGCATATTGTTCAGATAATGAATGATGCTGAGAAGTTTGTGAATGATTAACCGCAAACCAAGTTAATAGCATCCTCAACCGATTCAACCACGTTGTAAGGAACTCCGACACGCTCAAAGGATTCCTTGCACTTGGTTTCACCTTCCGTTAGTTTCCTTTGGCTCTTAGGTTTGCTTCCATCTTTCACTTCTATGATGTGAAGTTTGCCGCGATAACCAACTAACAGGTCGAACGCTTTTCGCAAAGATGAACAGTCTGTAACAACAGCCCCTAAATCACGAAGAGCTTTTATTATTTCTGATTGGTTATCGTCTGTTCTAGATCTATGGTATGAATACCCCATCGGTTTCTGTTACCTTTTACGTAACCGAATAACCTGACCCGCGCGAATGGTCATAAAGTGGCCGCTACCTGCCATGTATCCAACGCTAAAGTATGTACCCGATTTGAACTTCAAACCGATGTCTGGACCTGCGTATATTGACTGCGGTGTGTTCTCGTAACTCATACCTCCCCCAGCTTGAAACGATGCGATCAACTGAAACTTGTCCCTATTGTCAATTGTCCTAATCTCGACTGGCCGCTTCCATTTGTAAACGAAATCCCTTTCACGTATCTGATTTCTGAATATCACATCTGAAATAACGGCCTGTAAAGAACTATCTTCTATCGTATCGGTATAGGTTACCGCCTGAGTTAAATAATGCGTTAGAATCGCGTTTGTATCTATCTCACGGTCATTGTAAACATAGACTGTTTCACCGTCAACATAAACAGTGTCGTAAATAGTGGCCGATGGTAGCCATTTGGTTATCTGTTCTTTTTCTAATTTGACAATCGTATCAGGTGGAGGGAGTTCTGAAATGACTACGCGCTCAATCGAATCGTAAACCCTTTGAACGTCAATCCCCTCGCTGGATGGGTTGAGGCGGCCACATCCGCGAGTTAGGATCAACGCGATAACCAAACCGATCAAGGCGATTATCAATATCGTATTCGCGTTCAGCTTCATTGCTCTAACTTCTCAATTTCCGATTCGTCTAATAATTCAAGGTCTGATTCGGGTATTTCCAAAAAGAAACCTTCTGAATCCTTACCAACCGACCACCTCATTTGTGTCGCTCCACTTGTCATGTCAGCATCATTTGCTTCTGCCGCTATGGCGGACCTATAAACCGCCAATGCACCTGTGTCGAATCTTAGCTTCTTCATCTTAGTAATTGGTCAGTGCGTTGAAAATCTGTGTTCTGTAAGCATTCTGTGGGTTCAAACTTATACCGAATAGCGTAACCTCTGAACCTGTTTGAAAGTTATTCATGAATCCGATTGAAGAACTAAGCCGCCAAGTGCCGCTTGTCCATCCAATATCCTCAATGAAAACAACTGTTTCAAGTCCGTTGGTTGCCGTTTGTAGTTCATCTCTCTGATTGTTTGACAAGGCAACATTATCAACGTAGTATTGAGGTGTGCCAGAATTTAGTGAAGCAGGGTTACTTGTCGTGTCGGCAATACCAATTGATGGATTACCACTAGCTGTCATTAATCTTGATATGGTTGTAGTAGATGCTTTCTTACCCACGAAGAAAGCCGACCCGTTTGCGGTTGCCAATGGTATCTCTTGTGGGCCATTAACAGTTCCTAAGAAATAACCACCAGCAGAAGTACATATCATAGTAGGATTTCCGTTAGTGTTGGTATGAAGAACTCCGCCTGACACTATCTCCCATTGTTGAGCCGTGATATTGTTGTAAGACGTTAAACCTGTTCCGTAATGCCCCAAACAGTAAACGACAATCGCAGTGCCATTACCTCCACCATCAACAGACCACGCCTCCAACGTTCCGTCTGTCATTTCGGTATAAGTAAAGAAGTCTTTTACATTGTCTCCACCTCGCTCAATATAGGCTAGGTCAGCCGTTTCAGCTCTATCAGTGAACGGTACAAGCCCGAACACTTCAAAAAACGGATTATCAAATTCTCTGGCCAGCACAGTTCCTATGCGTGTACCGTAATCGGGAGGCTGACAAACAACTGGATAATTAACAGGTTGAAATTCAGGGCTTCCATCGGTCTGAGTGTGTTCAACATCGCCTAGAACAACGTTTACAGAACCTCCGCTTTTTACATTAGCACCAGCTAATGTATCACCAACTGAGTTTTTTACCGTAAACGCAGCATCTGGAGCTTCAATAATATCAGAATCACCCGAAGCAATTGAACCACTATCAAGTGTTGAACCAGCAGTATCTTGCAACTCCCAATCAGCATCTGCACACGAACCCGTTTGGGTGCTTGCTATCTGAGCCGTAACTGAGATAGTTCCTCCAAGTGTTGCGGTTGCTGTTATCATGCTTCGTAAGCCGTGGGGCTATCTTCAACTATTGATAGTTCTATCTCCGTGTCAACTTCTCTCCTCAAATTACTCTCAAAGTTAGAATCTGAAAAAGTAGCTACTACTTCCAGCTTGCATTCCTTTATTTTAAAATCGAGTTGCTGGGTGTTTTCCCTGTCAAAATAAACGTCAACTATACCTCCAGCATCGTCAACCGTAACCGTATCACCGTCCGACATTAACCACCTCTGAATGATTGTTCTTGGCTTTTGATATGCCACTATTTCAAGGTCTGAAAGTCCTGATATGGTAACTGGGTTACCGTCTGCGCCTGTAATCGTTACGCGAATAGTATTGTCCGACCTTCTTACTAATCCCATGTCTAAGGTTTTATCAGTTCAAAATGTGGCATATCATCAAATGATTGGTCCTGCAGAATGATTCCATCCCTATCCCAATTACCGCCCCATCTAATGATATGAGAAACTTCACCGCATTCAAACAATTCTCTTGCGCAAGACTGAACAACTCCAGCAACATAGGCCAATGATGGTATGTCATAGGCCAGCTTTCGCCTTGTTTCGTAGTCTGGATGGTATATATAGATGTCAACAGCCTCTGAAAGTTCGCGCCAACCATTGCCCGTTACATGCTTTGCCCTTTCCTTGTTTTGAGATAATCTAGGGTCTAGCTTTGACTTTCCTTGTTCAAAGTAATCTAGTTGTTGTTGCCATGTTCTAGCACCTTGTGAAATTCCAAAGTCGATGTTTGACCTTGATATTGCCAACTCCATGATACTCACCATGTCCTTTTGGCAAGTATCAAGTCGTTCTTTTGATGTTTTACCGAATTGATATATCTTCATGGTCTTTCCTTTTTAAGAGCCTCCAGAATCTCCTTTTGCTGCTTGATTATTTCGTTCAACTGAGAAGTGTCGGGGCTAACACGGACAATCGTGTCCATGCTAACCTCCGATTCCTTCTCTTTGCTTTGACCCGAAAGTTCAAGGACGATTGCCGTCAATGACAGCAGCGTGAATATCCTTAGTGAGCTTTTCAATGTTTGTTACTCTTGAAGTCATTTCAGTCCTGAACGCTACTGTTTCAAGGTCTTGTTGTTGATTGTGTTTCTCAACTAACCCAACCTTTACTCTGTTCTCAGTAGCTATTCTCAAAGCCTCATTAACATCTGATTGCGTTTGAAAATAAGAACCGATAACCGCTACCAATGGAACACCAATTGCGAAAGCGAACTTTATAAATTCTTGGTTCAATGTGATTGTATTTGATTCATTAGCCATACTTCCAGTTCCAATTGGTTTCAGAATGAAACAACCTTCACATAGTAATCAACTGTACATTGATAAGCTCCTGCGCTTGCCATCTTTGTGAACGACCCACTTCCCCAAACTATTTCATTGGCCGAAGCGTCAACATCTGCGTTGTATCCTGATTTGTCAAAATTCTCTCTGTAACTCATGGTTGTTTATTCTCTTGATTTTTCTGTAAGTATTTCAATGCCCCAGCGATAGCGGTAACTCCACCCATTACGGTAATAGCCTCGGTTGCGTGTTCTGTTCCGAATTTCAGAATGAACCAACCCATGAAAGTTGCATTTACAACAAGCCATATAAGAATCAATCTTGTTGCAGATTGATCTCCTTTAGGGTCGAGTATGCGTTGAATCCAATCTTTCATCAATTCCCTACCTTATGGATTATCATCTTAGCACTGACCGCGTCGAAGTCATTATCGTTGGCCGTATTGGTAATATAAACCTGTAGAGCGTCATCTGCTGAAAGGCTGATAATATCTACATAGGTTATCTCAACTGTTCCACCGATGGGGCTTGTTATCTGTCCTTGGCAGGTACAACTGAGAGTTCCGTTCTTGTAAACCCCCACTTTCAACACGTCATTCAATGCCAAGTCACCGCTTAACCGTAGATTGATCTCGTATATTCCGTCTGCATTACAGATTATCGAATCGTTAGAGTATGTGACATCGCTGAAAGTACTAGCACCTTCGCTCCAAAGATTATTGTTGCCATTAGTAACCCAAGCTGGTGTATTCTGCGTTAGCGCAATGGTTGAACTTGAATCCCCGAATCCCATTTCACCGTATGCGAATGTATGCTCCCACGAAGCAACTCCGTTCGCATCACTCACAAGGTGGTAACCGTTAGATTCGTTGCCGTCAACATATTGCAAAGACCCGTTTACAAACACGCTGTCTGGGTCTGCTCTTAACGGGAATGAGCCATCAAATTCAAAAGCTATCTCGGTAGTATCAACATTTACTACTGCAAGGTTGGTTGTTCCTGCGCTGTTTGTTGCATACATCTTAGTTTGAGGATGACCACTGACCATCTGAACCTCATAACCGTAATTGCCAACTCCACTATACGTTGCCTCTAGGTTGAAGAATTGGTCTATTGAGTTCTTACCTCTCCAAAGCGAAAGTGTTACAACCGTATCTCCATTAGCTGCCCTAGTTCTAAACTCTGGAACTGAACTACCAAAACCATCAGGCCAATAACCCATTACATTCAGGTCCGGAGAATTGAACTCATAAACACCTGTGAAATCAGTGTAACCTAAAACAGGAACGTCTACACTATCATGCACTAATTGAATATTCCCTATGGTTGAATTGAAAGGCCCATTTATCTGAACCGCTCCGTTATCTGCCGTTATCAATCTGCCTGCTCCTGACCCACCTTCATCATAAGCATCGTCAAGCGTGTTATTCGCTCCTGATACTAGGTCAACCCATGATGAACCATCATAAACAACGACAACCTGATTAACCGTGTCATAAGCAATCGAACCCCATGTAATAGATGTCAGCGTGTCGATGTTCGTGTGGTCTGTTCTGAAAAGAATCTGATTGCCATAATAGACCTCATTTCCTTTATCCTGGTACCAAACGTGACCTATCTTGGTCTGCGCAAAAATCGAACTTGCAACAAGTGTCAATAAAGATATTAGTAGTGTCCTTTTCATTTCAATAGTAAAGTTATATCAATTCCAGTGTAATTCTTTGTAGGCATGATAATTACTTTGTTCAACGGGTCAGTTGCATCCAGCCTAAAGTTCAATGATGTACGCACGTAACCATCGGATGAACTTGTCAGTCCGATAACCTCGCGAACCTTTTCATTTCCATCATGCTCAATTTCATAATCAACTCCAGATACGAGGTCGGCCGCTTCTTCAACATATACCATCGGAATAGCATTAATGAATGCTGCGAAGTGCGCCCCTGTTGGAACTTTACCTGTTGCAAACAAGCTAGTTAGATTTGAACGTGTAAATGTTAACGCCATGATGATGTGTCTGGTTGTCGTGTTATTCTTCCAATACCTCGGATTGAAAATCTACTCTTTTTCTTACTAGCCTCCACTTCGGTATATTCTACACCGTCAAGAGTGTTAGACTTTTCTTCCAAATAGCTGAACATTCTTCTTCTGTGAATGTCTCGCTGATTCTTCCAATAGTTAAGAAAAGCCTGTAAGTTGTTTCCTGAAACTGGTTGTGCCGTTTCGTTTGATAGCTGCTGTAACCCCTGATGAGTGATATTCACGCCACTATTAACGCAATAGGCATAGAACACATCATGTGCAAGATACGGTTGAACGTATCCGACCAAGAAAGTTCCTAATTGCAACTCAGTCCAATTGGCATCATTCGATGTGCTTGGTGTCTGCTTGTTATTGTCTTGAACAGCTTCCCACATCTTCAATATACCCAATTCAGGATATGTACACTTAGCATCTTCCAAGAAGTGTTTCGGATTGCTCCACGCACCAACATTCTCAGCATAAAGCGTATCGAGTGCCGTGTAAAGTTCAATAGGTAACGAAGCACGTAAACCATCCAACGCTGGAGTTATGTAAGGCAATATCTGATTGTCCTTAACATTCGCATGTACGGGTATCACAACACTATCGACCAAATATGATTTTGTTATCATTCCGTAGGTTGTTGCTGTAATGGTTTATACCCTTTTAACGCTCTCACTTCATCATCGGTCAATTTGTCAATCAACCAATCTGGAATCTCCTCTATCAACTCCAACGGTTCAATAGTCCAATCGAATTGAGGCCAAACCATTTCCAATGCTTGCGCTATCAATCGCTGATAATCAAGCGAGGTCAACGCAAATAACTTCATGGTGTGAAGTAGCTCCTGCGTATTTCCTAACTGACCCTGACGCGCAAGACCTGGTATAAGAATGTCGGGAACTTCCATAGCTCTGCAAACCCTTCTAGCTACACGGTCGGCCGCTTCGGTCGTTGAGTTCAGTAACTTCTCAGAATCGAATGCGAAAACCTCTGGTGCTTGTTCTTTTTTGTCAACTCTGATGTTCAGTATAGGCGTTGCATCCTCACCACAGAATTGATCTATTGAAGCGTCAAAGTAATCCTGTTCGGTTTTTCCAGCTTCATCTTCGTGTTCATCGTCATATTCTCCTATTGTGGTCAATATAACGTCTGGCCTGAATCCACGCTTAACGTTTCGCCAATCCAAACGACCCAAAGCGGCATCGGCCTCTATTTCTTCCATCCCTGCCCATGCTACGGGTTTCGGGTAAATCTTCTGACCAGCTTTTTTCTCGAAATGGTAGATAATATCACCTACCTGTCGGCCGTATTCGTCAATTTGCCCCCGAACACGTCTTAATCTACTTGATGGAGATTCGTGACGGTTGAAGACATCCATGTAAATCCTATCGGCCTTGACATCTTTTCGGTCGTTCAGCTTTTCATTGTAGTAGAATCTTCCGTCATCTGTCGCACGTACACACTCAAACTCCAAAGCCGTAACTCTATACGGTTCTCCAAGAATGTTATAAATCACCTTTAGCGCAATTCCACGGAAAACACCAGCGTAATCAGACAATTCAGATATCAAATGATTGGCAGTCTGGTCAGAGTTCACCATCATTGATGAAATAGACACATCTGCCAATCCTTTACCAGCTATAAAGGTTGATTTCTTCTGTCTGCAAGCCGAAGCTGTTACACCTGCCTCTATTGCTGTCAGTAGTTCATTTGGCAATAGGTTGTTTTTA